TGTCGTAAGGAATCGGATATGTGGGACATTTGCGTAGACCAACTGGGCCGTGACAGGGCGCTAGAGAACGCTAGGCTAGTCTGGCTCAGGAGGTTTGCAGGACAGTTGTGGTCTCCTCCTGATGAGAGGAGCAATGAGGAGGTGTGGTATGCCGAGACAACGAGTACCACGCACTAGGGCAGGAGGGACGTGGACAGAGTCTCGATACTGGCAGTTTATCAGGTCAGCATTGAGGCAGGCGTATTCACGTTATCCTGTGAAGTTTCAAGCAAAGAAAAAGGTGGAGAGGAGAGTCACTGGTAAGCGTCACAAGTACGAGTATCAGTGTGCAGAGTGTAAAGGATGGTTTATGGGTAAGGAGACTCAGGTAGACCACATAGAACCAGCAGGGTCGTTGAAGAACTATGACGACCTAGCTGGGTTCTGTGAGCGTCTCTTCTGTGAAGAAGACGGCCTACAAGTCCTCTGTAGTGAATGCCACAAAGCCAAGACCAAATCAGAACGGAGTAAGCGTAAATGACAAAGCACTTTATTATTCCCGATACCCAAGTCAAACAGGGTAGCGATACTCGCCATCTCAAGTGGGCGGCTGAGTACGCAGTCAAACACAAGCCTGATGTGATCGTACACTTAGGAGATCACTGGGATATGCCTTCTCTGTCGAGCTACGACAAGGGTACTAAGTCATTCGAGGGACGCCGATACATGGCTGACATCGAAGCTGGCAAAAAGGCTATGGACGTGTTTATGAAGCCTATCAGAAAGGCTCAGGCAAAGCAGCGACGTGGACACCGTCAGATATGGAAGCCTCGTATGGTGTTCCTGCTGGGTAACCACGAGGAGCGTATACAGCGTGCCATCGAGAAGCAGCCAGAGCTTGACGGTCTGATGAGCTACGACGACTTTGAGTTGGAGAAGTATGGATGGGAGGTAGTGCCTTTCTTGGAAGTCGCTATAATTGATGGGGTCTGTTACAGCCACTACTTTACCAGCGGCGTGATGGGACGTCCTGTCAGCAGCGCCAGAGCTTTGGTGACAAAGAAGATGGTCAGCTGCGTAATGGGACACGTACAAGACCGTGACATCGCCTACGCTAGGAGAGCTGACGGCAAGTCTGTTACTGGACTATTTGGTGGTATCTTTTACAGGGAAGATCAAGGATACCTTAACCCACAAACTAACGCATCGTGGAGAGGCGTGTGGATGCTTAACGAAGTAGAGGATGGATCATTCGACGAGATGCCGGTGAGCCTCAGCTACTTGGAGAGGAAGTATGGAACTAACTATTGAGGAGCTGAAGGAAAAACTAGCCACAATCGACGAGGTGAGCCTGCTGGAGATTCTAGAGATCGACAGCAGAGACCTCGTCGAGCGTTTCGTAGACAAGATCGAGGACAAGGCTGACGAGTTGGCTGAGGACATCGGAGGCGTTTATGGGGGCTATTAAAGGCGAGTGGGTTCCTATTAGAGAGCGTATCAAGAATTTTAAGGAGGCACATCCTGTGGAAGCAAATAGAGATAGTATTGACGACATCACTCCAGCTGAGTGGGACGCTTACAATCGCAGAAGGCTTGAAAACATAGGTAAGAAGACTTTGGGCGAAGACGCAGTAAATAAACCAGCACATTACAACAACGGTAATATAGAGTGTATAGATTATATCGAGCAACAGCTCAGTCCAGAAGAGTTCAAGGGATACTTGCTTGGTAACGTAATCAAGTACACACACAGGCACAAGTACAAGAACGGACTTGAAGACCTGAAGAAAGCACAGTGGTATCAAAACAAATACATTGACAAATACGGAGACGAGAATGACGGATAGCATGGGGCCATACGAACAATACATACACAAGTCACGATACGCACGGTATCTGCCTGAGAAGCAGCGGCGTGAGACGTGGCCTGAGACAGTGGCTCGCTACATCGAGTTCTTCCGTGACAAACTAGACAGCGACACAGCTGCTAAGCTAGAAGCTGCGATACTAAACCTAGACGTCATGCCTAGTATGAGGGCGCTGATGACAGCTGGTGAGGCTCTGGAGAGAGACAATGTGGCAGGGTTCAACTGCTCATATCTCCCGATAGATAACCCACGAGCCTTCGACGAGCTTATGTTCATACTGCTGTGCGGTACTGGCGTAGGCTTCAGTGTGGAGCGTCAGTACGTCAATAAGATGCCTGAGGTGGCTGAGGAGTTCTTTGACACAGAGACAGTCATTCAGGTAGCAGATAGTAAGATAGGGTGGGCTAAGAGCTTCAGAGAGCTTATATCGCTGCTGTACAGCGGCCAAGTACCCAAGTGGGACGTATCGAAGGTACGGCCTGCTGGAGAGCCTCTGAAGACGTTTGGAGGACGATCCTCTGGCCCTGACCCATTGGTAGACCTGTTCAAGTTCACCGTAGAAGTGTTCAAGAAGGCAGCAGGGCGTAAGCTGTCTTCTATCGAGTGTCACGACCTGTGCTGTAAGGTTGCCGATATAGTGGTAGTCGGCGGCGTGAGGCGCAGTGCGTTGATAAGCCTGTCTAACTTAACTGATGACAGGATGAGGAGGGCTAAGTCTGGAGAGTGGTGGATGGAATCGCCGCATCGAGGCTTGGCTAACAACAGCGTGTGCTACACTGAGAAGCCTGACTTTGAGAGCTTCTTAGCTGAATGGACTAGTCTGTTTGAGAGTAAGAGTGGAGAGCGTGGGTTGTTCTCTCGTCCAGCTGCAAAAGCGATAGCGGCAAGGAACGGACGACGAGACCCCGACTATGACTTTGGCACTAACCCGTGTTCAGAGATCATTCTAAGACCGAACCAGTTCTGTAATCTGTCTGAGATCGTGCTGCGTAGTAACGACACCAGAGAGAGCTTCTTACAGAAGGTGGAGATAGCGACAATCTTAGGCACTCTACAGGCTACACTTACTAACTTCCGGTACTTGCGTAAGTGCTGGGCCGACAACACACAGGAAGAGGCGTTGTTGGGTGTTAGTATCACGGGTGTTATGGACAACACCAAGATCAGTGGAGACGCTGAGCTGCTAGCAGAGGCACGAGAGCTGTCTGTAGCCGTCAACAAGACATGGGCGGCTAAGTTAGGCATCAATCAGTCCACTGCTATCACGTGCGTTAAGCCAAGCGGTACAGTGAGTCAGTTGGTCAACAGCGCCTCAGGGTGTCACCCACGATTCAGCAAGTATTACGTCCGACGTGTACGAGCTGACAAGCGTGACCCTATGAGCACTGCTCTGATCGACGCTGGAGTCCCGTATGAGGAAGATAAGTTCAACCCAGCTACTTGGGTATTCAGCTTCCCTATGAAGGCTCCTGCACGCTCTGTGACGACCTCAGAGATGGGGGCTATGGAACAGCTCCGTGTCTGGAGTGTGTTACAGGAGCACTGGTGTGAGCACAAGCCGTCAATCACTGTGTACTACAAGGACTCTGAGTTCTTGGAAATAGGACAGTGGGTGTACAATAACTTTGATACAGTGAGTGGAATTAGCTTTCTGCCTTACAGCGATCACTCCTATGTACAGGCTCCTTACGAGGAGATAGATGAGAAAGCGTACAAGGAGCTGCTGAAGACGATGCCTAAGACTATTAACTGGGACATCAATGAGTACGAAGACATGACTGAGGGTGCTCAGAACCTAGCCTGTGTGGCTGGGGCTTGCGAAGTGTAGCAATAGTAAAGCCCACTAGAGATATGGAAGTCTCTAGTGGGCTTTTTTTGTGCCTGCAACAGCACGATCCTAAGGTAGCACAAAGGATTCTTTATTGATCTTGGTTCATTACGTTCTGGAACTGAGCACCAAACAAGGACGGTACAGCTCCTGACTGGCTGAGCGCCTGATTAGCTCGACTAGCTTGCTGACCAGCCGCAAACGCTCTACGTTGCGCACCTGTCTGTCCCGCTATTAACCGCTGAGTCGACTGTCTAGCCAACACAGGAGCCACAGCCACACCAGTGGCTAAGGCTGAGCCAAATCTCACAACGCCGTCGACCACTGGCTTGAATATCGCACCAAGCGCACCTGAGGCAAACGCCTGTTCGAATATGGTGACGTTACCCCTAGCCCCTAAAGACTTCAGGTACTTCTCGTCATCTGCCAGCTTCTTGATCTGCTCGTCCAAGCCTTCGCTCTGCTGCTGCCAGCGCTGTTTAGCCTCCAGTCGCTTGACATTGTAGGCTGAGGCCGATGCTGCGTCCTTCTTGGTGGCCTTAAAGTCACGACCAAGCTGTTTAATTTCAGCGTCGTATGCGTCTTTAAGTGCTCTTTTCTCGGCTTCTTTGGCGTCCTTCATAGCCTGCACATCTAGCTCTAGCTTGTCCTTCTGAGCCTTTACCAGATCGTCAGCTTTCTCCTTAATAGCCTTGTCACGCGCTCTGGATAGATCAGCGACCTCCTGAGCCTCCTTCTGTAGGATTGACTTACCCCGTGCCGTCAGAAACTTATTACGCTTCTTAAGCGCTGCCAGCCAGTCCTCACCGTTGTAGGCTCCCTGTCGCAGCTGAGTTCCGCCTGTAGCGATCTCAGACGCCTCGTCCACGACCTTCTTGACTGCCCATATCGCTCTGTCAGCCTTGAAAGCCTCTGCTGCTGCTCCGTCCAACTGACCCAATATGATGTTATCAATACGGTCTTGTACCGCATTACTAAAGTCTTTGACCTCAGGAGCGCCTTCGCTAAGTCCGTTGATGTACCTACCGATAGTAGACCTAAGCTCAACTAGGTCGTCGCCCTTGATAAGACCCTTGTTCATCTTCTGCTCCAGAGTCTCCTTCACCGTCTTAGTCACGCTAGTTACTCCGCTGTTATTACGAGCCAGACCAGACCTGATCGCAGGTTCCTTCTTAGCAAGCGCTTCGATGCTCCCAATAAGACCATCCACGTTCACCTTGTAGCTTTTTTTCTTAGCAGACAGGAAACCAAACTTCTCCCAAACCTTGTCGAGGTACTGTAGAGCCTCCTGAGGGTGCATTGTGGTTACCAAGTCCGCAGCCTCGTCAGCTTCTCTAGGCAGTGCGGCCAGCAAGGTTGTAGCGCGAAAGTCAGCATTAAGGCCGTTAACAGCCTCGTCTGCTTCGAGAAGGGCTGCGTTGCTGATGTCGTCCTGAGTCTTACCGCTGGCTATGTTCAAGCTGTTAATTTTATCCCTGTAAGCAGTATCGATGTTATCTTCAGCAATACGACCGCCTGCTGTAGCCTTCTGCTTAGCAGACTCCATCAACTCTCTTGCACCCTTCTCAACAGCCTCTTCGTTCCTGCTGTTAACAAACTTGAGATTGGTCATGGCAGACTTAGCATCTCGGATAGCTGTATCTAAACTCCTCTCCATACCTTCCCGACGCTTAGGAATACGTCCTGTCAGTGAATTGACCTGAGACTCGATCATGCCTTTAGCGCCAAACGCCTTACCTACGATGTGTCGGTACAGGCCCGCCGCAAGTCCTCCACCCTTCTTGGACTCTGTAAAAGACAGGTTAACGAAGTCTTTACCTTCCCCAAGCTCCTGAGCTACTCTGTTGCTAGTTGCTCCGTTCCACATCTTACCAATCGCAGCCGCGCCCACAGGAAACGCAGCAGATAGCGCTCCTGACCAGATTGCGTTCTCTTTCTTTTCTTGAGCTGTTGCTCCCTCATAACCGAACACAGCACCCTCAGCACCTGCTAGAGCGGACGCCTGTAACACCACAGGGGTTCTCTGAGCCACCTGAGCGGCCAGCTCACGTCCACCTCTCACAGCGCTCTGTAAGGCGTTAGGAGCTGCGGTAGCGCCTCCAGCAGCCATCTGTCTAGCTAATGCCTGCGACGCCATAGCGGCCTCGTCAGAGGCTCCTAAGATTGCTGGTACAGCCTGCGAGGCTTGTGCACCCTGTCGTAGTCTAGTACCTGCCTGTAGCGCCTGACCACCAGCGAGTGACACAGGAGACACTATACCACCAACGACGTTAGCCGTCAGTGCTGTCATAGGCGCTCTCTCACGGAACGCTGCACTCTCTGCCTCGAGGTCACCAAGCATGGTCTCTCTGATCTCTGTGATGGAGCGATCGTGTGTGGGATTCAGTATCTTATAAGCTGTCGCAGCCATCCACGAACCAGCCTCTTCAGCCTTGTTAAGCCACATACCGTCAATCAGTGCACGAGCAGCCATCATGCTGTCTTCCGCAAAGCTACCTTGATCGGCTGCATTGATTAGGTTTTCCATCTGAGCGGTACGCTCTCTCTGTAAATCTTCTTGGAAGCGGTCAGCGCCTACACTGTGATGCTCGGCCTGTCTGAGTCTCGTACGCACGTCCTCAACAGCCTGTGATGATCTCCCTGCTCTTGCAGTGGCGGCCTCTTGCTCCCTAGCCCTTAACCGCTCTCTAATCTCATTAACATCTGCCATGCTAGTTCCTCAAAATTCCTTGATACTGAAACGGCACTACGCCATATTCCAGCTTGATTGCCTCCAACACGTCAGGTAAGTCTTCGTCACTAGCTGCGTCAATAAACCCCTGAATAGTGCCTCGCTCCATTGCTTGAGAGTATCTCTGCCAAGAAGCTGGTATTCCTTCCATGCTGGCGTTCTCTCCCCTGTTTCTCTGCTTAGTCCACATACTGTCCTTCAGTCTGGCGTAGTCTGCGGCCAAGCTGTAAGCCTTCTCAGCGCCCCTAAAGTACCGAGCTATCTCATCAGCTGAAGCATTATCTGGCGGGAAGCCCTCAGCAAACAACATAATGTCACGGTCTGAAGCGACCCCCGGAGGCAGGCTATTGACTATCTCCATGTTTTTAGCCTTAGTGAACGAAGTCCTCAAATAAGACAGCTGGTCACGACCATTGGGGACAAAGTTAAAAACATCCTCAATAGTAGCAGTAACTACACCACCGCCCAGTCTGCCAAAACGATTGTATTGAGTCACCTCCTCATTCAGAGTGCCATCCGAGTTCAAGATACCAAGAGAGGTCATTGTATCCAGAGCGCCACGGGCTTCTTGAAAGCCGCTAACAGCTGCTGATGATGCGGTGGCGTTATCGATGTCCGCGTTACGCATTGTTCCTACAAACCCGCCTCGCTCGGCCTTAGGGACGTAGTCTTCAAAGTCTTTAGCATCAGTGATGTTACCAGAAAGGATGTTAGCTGTAATAGCCGCAAAACCCTCTGGATTGTCTGCGTACTGTAGAGACGCCGCTGTTGTCAGCGCAGCCACCTGATTAGAATTCAAGCTACCAGTGCCATCGTATAGTTCTTCGGTCACGGGATTGTTATTCTCATCAAAGCTAATGGCAACAACTCTATCACCAACTCGCTCAATCTGAGGTCGTCTGTCGTTCTCTAAGTTCTGAACAAGGGTCATAGCGTCAACACGCATACGCTCGTTGCCTTCGATGCGTGCCTGTCTGTCCCGAGCCTCTTGAGCCTCTATCTGTCTTTCGTTGACTCGCAACTGACGCTCTGCTCTCTTCTCTTGCGCTCTAGCCATCTGGTACTGTAGACCAGCGCCAGTCTGTATTTTGTCTAATAGATTGGCATAGGCCTGATGTTCCTGCTCAGTCTTAGGAGTTTCCATCTGGCGTAGCCTTTCTGTAAGCTGTTCTTTTTCACTACGAAGGTCTACACCAAACAGACCACCAGCAGCTCTACGCAGCTGACGCTCTCTCTGAGGGCCAAAATAAGCAGCCATGCCTCCTAAAGTACCCAAAAGCTCAGCTTGACGTAGCCCTTCAGCCTTGTCTTCTATTGCTGCGTTGGGCAGGATGTCTTTGAAT